CTACCCAAAAGCCATCATGGAAAATGCGGTAGGTAAGTACGTTGAAGAACAGGTTAGCAAGAAACGTGCCGTAGGTGAATTGAATCACCCAGAAGGGCCGACTGTTAACTTGGACAAAGTTTCGCACCTCATCACAGACCTTAAATTAGAAGGTAATGATGTGGTCGGAAAGGCACAAATATTAGATACCCCTATGGGAAAGATCGTAAAAGGTCTCTTAGAAGGTGGTGTACAATTAGGAGTGTCAACTCGTGGTATGGGAAGTCTTGAGCAGAGAAATGGCGTCATGTACGTCAAAGAAGACTTTATTCTTAATACTGTAGATATTGTACAGGACCCTAGTGCACCTGAAGCTTTCGTTAATGGGATTATGGAAGGTGTCGACTGGGTATGGAATAATGGAATTCTACAACCTCAAGTCATTGAAGAGATAGAGACTGAAATCAAGCAAGCACCGATTGCACATCGTCCAGAAGTGCAAATACGTGAGTTCAAGAATTTCCTCTCGTTAATCAAATCTAAACTATAAGGAGTCATCTATGACTGATCTTAATAAAGAAGTCGAAGTTGAAATCCGCGATACAGATGTTAACGAAATCGTGGAGGAAACTCTCGAAGAAGCACAAGCTCCTGCAGCTAAGGGTGCGAAGACTGACGCTCAACCAGTATCAGAGCCAGAGTCAATCGCATCAGTAGACAAGGCGGCGGACGCAACTTCTAAGGCTTCATTACCAAAAACTAAGGCAGGTATGATCAATGCGATGTATCAGTCCTTAAATAAAATGAAAAAAGGCGACCTACAGGCTGCCTATTCTAAAATGATGGAAGGTACTGACCTAGAAGACGTTATTGCAGAAGAGACAGACACACAGTCTGAACTTGCAGCAATCGTTGACGGTGAAGCAACTCTATCAGAAGAGTTCAAGGAAAAGACATCATTAATTTTTGAAGCAGCTGTTAAAACAAAGTTGTCCGAAGAAGTTACACGTCTTGAAGAGCAATACACTGAAGAACTTGCTGAAGAAGTCGAAACGATTAAAACTGACCTAGTCGGTAAAGTCGATTCTTACCTAAACTATGTTGTTGAATCTTGGATGGAAGAGAACAAGTTAGCGATTCAATCCGGTCTACGTACCGAAATCGCTGAAGGGTTCATGGAAAAGTTGAAAGACGTATTTACAGAGTCTTACATCGACGTTCCAGAGTCTAAGGTAGACCTAGTTGACGAATTGTCTTCACAGGTAGACGAGTTAGAAGAAAAACTAAACTCAACTACTGGTGACGCAATTCAACTTGCTGAAGAACTAGAAACTTATAAGCGTGAGTCAATCATTGCTGAAGCATCTCGTGACCTAGCAGACACCCAAGCGGAGAAGTTAAAAGACCTTCTTGAAACAGTTGAGTTTGATAGTGAAGAAACATTCACTGCAAAAGTAACCACTGTTAAAGAGTCATACTTTTCAAAAGAAATCCCTGAGCAACTCGAAGAATCAGCTTCAGAAGAAGCTGAAGAAGAAGTCGAAGTATCTTCCTCTATGGAAGGTTACATCACTGCTCTAAGAAAAACCTCTAAGAAATAAGGAATCTAAAAATGAACAATTCATACGATCAATTGATCGAGAAGTGGTCACCAGTACTAAACGAAGAATCTGCTGGTAAGATCCAAGATCATCACCGTAAAGCAGTAACTGCTGCTATCCTAGAAAACCAAGAACGTGCTATGATTGAAGAACGTCAAGCATCTGCTGGTTTCCTATCTGAATCTCCAACTAACGTACAGCACGGTGGTGCTGCACCAATCGCAAACTGGGATCCAGTTTTAATCTCTCTAGTACGTCGTGCAATGCCTAACCTAATGGCATATGACGTATGTGGTGTACAGCCAATGTCAGGACCTACTGGTCTTATCTTTGCTATGAAGTCACACTACGATTCACAGACTGGTGACGAAGCTCTAGGTCTAAACGAACCAAACTCAGCATTCTCTGGTTCTGCTGGTTCATCACAGACTAGTGATTCATCAGGTATGTCTGGATTCGATCCCGCTGACGTAGACCCTGCATCAACTCGTGAACTAGATGCTGCTGGTCGACCAATGAACACTTCTGTTGCTGAATCTCTAGGTAACACTGGTCCAGACTTCGCAGAAATGGGTTTCTCAATCGAGAAGCAATCTGTTGTTGCTAAGTCACGTGCATTGAAGGCAGAGTACTCTCTAGAACTTGCACAAGACTTGAAAGCAATCCACGGTCTTGACGCAGAAACAGAACTAGCGAACATTCTTTCAACTGAAATCCTAGCGGAAATCAACCGTGAAGTAGTTCGTACAGTAAACACTCAAGCTGTTCTAGGTGCACAACAAGCATCAATCGCTGCTAAAGGCGTATTCGATCTAACTGCTGATGCAGACGGACGATGGTCAGCAGAGAAGTTCAAAGGTCTAGTAATTCAATTAGATCGTGAAGCGAACGAGATTGCTAAGTCAACTCGTCGTGGTAAGGGTAACATCGTAATCTGTTCTTCAGACGTTGCTACTGCACTTGCTGCTTCTGGTCAGTTGGACTATCAAGTAGGCGCTGGTCTACAGGTAGACGACACTGGTAATACTTTTGCTGGTACTTTGAATGGTAAGATGAAAGTATACATCGATCCATACGCAACTATCGACTACATCACTGTTGGTTATAAGGGTTCTAACGCTTATGACGCTGGTATATTCTACTGCCCATATGTTCCATTACAAATGGTCAAGGCAGTTGGCGAGAATGATTTCCAACCTAAGATTGGTTTCAAGACTCGTTACGGCATGGCTGCAAACCCATTCGTTACAGATGCTAACGGTGGAGCAGGTGTACAGAGTTCTGCTGGTAAGAACACTTACTACCGCATCATGCGAGTTGACAACCTAATGGTTACAAACTCATAATAAAAAGAACTAGTTAACTAGTCGTTTTAGGGAGTCTTCGGACTCCCTTTTTTTATGTGTATAAATAAGATGCATACAGAGGACATATTATGGCACTTACAGAAAATAAAAACTTCTTGCAACCTACCGGATTCCGTGTAATCGTAGAACGAGAGAACTATGGTAACTTGGAGTTCTTTGCTCAGTCCGTACAGCATCCCGGCACCATTGTGTCTGCAGCTGAGGTTTCTAACCCTAGACTTCAGGGGGGTCTTCCTGTTGCAGGAGACTCTATCAACTATGGAGAACTCACTCTCAGTTTAATCTTGGATGAAGACCTAACCGCATACAAGGAAGTACAGAAGTGGATGGAGGGGTCTATCTATACTGAGGCCTCACCGTATCACGATATTACTGTTATTGTCTTAACTAGTCACAATAACTTTTGTGCACAAATAAAATATAAAAACTGCATCCCCACACAACTAGGTTCGGTTGAATTATCATCTACAGTGGGAGATGTGACATACATTAATTTTGATACCACTTTCAGATTTAGTGAATTCGTTCTGTCATGAGTCTCAAGAAATACACCATCAAGAATGCAGATGTTTTGAGTATTCTCGAAGACTTCCGGTATACTTACCGTGAACTATATCAACCAGAGGAAACCAATCGATGCATGTTTCCAGAGATGGAGGGTATGGCGGATCACTATACTGGTGAAGATGAAATGTGGAGAATCATCGACATGGGAGAAGACCATGACGGTTCTGCATCCACTTCGGTATGTTATCCTATCAAACCAGACCACTACAAGGGCACACACCCAGAAGAGTACGCAAAGACTTGGCATAATTTAAATGCGTCTTTGACCGAAGAACTGGGTGTACAACATAGTGCCCTTTCTACGTTATACCCACCCCAAGGGTTTATTGGTTGGCATAATAATGCAAATGCATCTGCATACAATCTAATATTCACTTGGTCAGAACATGGTGAAGGATGGTTCAAGTATGTTGATCCTAAGACTCAAGAGGTTATAACAATCCAAGACGAGAAGGGATGGAATCTCAAAGCTGGACATTTTGGTGCGTATGGTTCCGGAGATGTGGTATATCATGTTGCAAAGACAGACTGTTATAGGATGACTTTGAGTTATGTTCTAGGACATGACGAAGATTACTGGCAAGATTGCATTGACTTTATAACGACTTAGTGTTATAATATATACCTTACATGAAAAGGTTTTTATATGATTGATTTAGAATCCATTCTTACTGAGTGGCAGAAAGACTGTGAAATTTCACAACACCAACTGGACGAAGTCTCTCGACAAACTCCATCACTACATGCAAAGTATTTGCAGTATCTAGCACTCGCGAAGTTACAACTCAAACGTTCTGAAAACAACCAGAAAACGTTACTCAAACAAAAGTTCTTATACTACAACGGCAAGATGTCTCAAGAGGAGATAGTTTCTACTGGATGGGACTTAGACCCCTTCAATGGTCTTCGTATGTTGAAAGGGGAACTTGAATACTACTACGACTCTGACCCTGAGATTCAAAAGTCTGAAGAGAAAGTTCTTTACCACAAGACACTTATCGAAACTCTAAGTAATATAGTTGACACTCTGAAGTGGAGACACCAGACAGTGAAAAATATGATTGATTGGAGAAAGTTCGAAGCCGGTGGATAACAAGATACGAATAAGGATGAAAGACCACTCCCATTTCATGGTTGAGGCCCATCCAGCACAAGAACAAGAGTTGAGGGAATACTTCTCATTTTTTGTGCCTGGCTATAAATTTATGCCAGCATTCAAGTCTCGACACTGGGACGGAAAGGTGAAACTGTACAACATGGTTTCAAAACAAATGAATGTAGGTCTCTACACACATCTGCGTCGTTTCTGTGCTGACCGTTTCTATCAACTGGAGATACTCGAACACGAGGTCTATGGAATACCCTCCTTCAAGGAAGACATAGACCACCCTGCCCTGATTGACTTCTTGTCGGTTCTGGACGTTCCTTTCAAACCCAGAGACTACCAATACAAAGCAATCGCACATGGAG